GTTGCAGTTTGGTTGCATTCCCCAACCTAGCCAACTGACACTATGTGTCTAGTACTCGGCGCTGGGGAACCTTCAGATTGAATTAATGTTTCGTAATCTTCCCGTGACAAGTCCAGCAAAGAACTCGGAGCAGATGCTCAGGAACAATCAATGCACCACCATCCTTTAGTGGAATCAAGTGGTCTACTGTCAAGTTCTTGGTCGTTCCACAGAGGGAACACCAGGGATACTTCTTCCTCATCCGAGCAGAGAGTTTCCTCCACTCGGGGTCTCGATAGGGCGATGGTCCGGCTGCTGCCTTCCACTTCGTGGCCTCCTTTGAGGAGCATGGGGCGCAGCGGTTGCCGTTTGTCTGTAGTTGCCCACAGGTTAGGCACGGTCGGTTGAATGGCATAAGTCCTCCATAGATATAGCCAGGCAGTATCTCGCCACTGTCAGACGAGTCCCTAACGGAGCCTGGTCGCCGGTGGCAATCAGCAGTAGCCACTCGCTCCTACCCTAAGCGCGGAATAGGTACGCAAATACGACGCCGACAATAGGTCGCCGCACTCAGAAATTAGGCAGGTCAAACTGCTCAGAGATAATCTCGGCAAGTTTGTCTACCGCTCGTTCATGCTCATCGTCAAAGCATTTGGACCATGGCTCGAAGGCCGCAGTACCAAGGCTATCCTCTACCGTGTCAACCACTTGGTCCATCCGGCAGGTGATGAGGTGGAGTAATTCGTGAACCAGAATCTGGCGCTTCTTCTCCGGTGTCTGTGTCCAGAAGTCTGGGGAGATACGGAGCGTTGCCCGGAAGGCTTGCGAGTGTGGGGCGATATCAGCCCACGCATCTTCGGAGGATGGCGCTTGTGAGAGTTCTACGGTCCAGTGGTCTAGGCGCATAACCTGCTGCATATTTAGCATGTACTTGGCCAGAGCAAGGGTTGGTGTTTGAGACTTCTTTCGCGCCATAGGTCCTCCGTTGCTGAATCCTCATAGGTTGACGAGCCGTGGGTGATAACACCATCCCGACGTGGCACCATTTAGGTCCAATGGTCGGCGCGGCTCATGTAGAAGTAGGCGGCCCAGGAAGCGGAGGACGACGCCCCCTGGGCCAGGGGTCGAGCCGCCAGGAGAAAGCGGCTCGGAAGAAAACGGCTGCAGACATGCAGCGGCTGAGGGGACATAGACTTACTCTTCCACCGGTGGCGTCTAGGTGCCTTAGCCGGTCATAGGTGCGTATTATACCATGCCAGAGCCTTTGTTACAAGGCCTAACACATCTACAACGCTACTTTATTCTCTTTGGTTCCCTCAGGTAATATTTATTAAACTTGTCCAGCGCCTTGGCAAGGGCTTCTTGGGCATCCTGCTGTGTGGCATAGCCGAACTTAACGCAGAGCGATTCCAGCGACTGGGTGTTAAACCAGTGGCGTAGAAGCGCACCGAAGTCTACCTTGCCATACTTGCCGCGAGACATGATGGCTAGGACACGCTTGACTGGGAACTCGTACTGCGCTCGACCCTCAACTCGGTATCCGGTAGAGGCAATGACGTTTCCGTTCTCGTCATAGGTGCCACAGAGGTGACACTTCTCAGCGTCTTGGCCCTCATGGCGGCAGGGGGCCTTCTCGTTGAACTTGATGACATGGCCAGGGTTCGTGAGCCAGCGCTCAAACTGAGCGGTCCACTGTGGCTGACCAGCATCGTTGTTCTTCTCGGAGTAGACAATCTGCAGCGGCATCTCATGGAAGTACTCGTTGCGGAGTTCATTCAGTGTCATCTTGCTCCTCCTCAGAAATGAAGGTAGCGATGAAGTCGGTCAGGTCCATGACGATAATCTCTCGACGACGGTTACCCGCTCCGGGTGCGTCGCCGATAACGAGCGCCTGAATCTGTCCATCCTTGGTTGGGATGCAGCGAAGCCAGCGGTCTATCCGTTCTGGATAGGCCTTCCCGTTCTTTGCCTGGACGGCAAGCAGGGCGTGCTGAACATCGTCCTTGCCACCGAACATGCCGGTACGAATGCCACCAAGAGTCTTGGCGACGGCTCGCTCATACGCCTTGCCACGGTTATTGTTGTTCCGTCCACGGCGACGATTGGCTTCGTCAATGGCTAGGTCCTTCATCTTTCCCATTACTTGATGCACCCCTTGTGTCCGGTCTTGCGTTCCTTGGTCTTCTTAAAGCCATTGAACGTGAAGATAAGAACGCTCGAATAGTCCTTGGCGGCAGCCACGACCTTTCCGCAGAACTGGCAGACCTTGTTAAGAGGCCACTTGCTCTGCGGTCCGGAACGTGCTGACGGCTTACCTGGTTTAGCCATTGGACTTCTCCAGGCAATCTTTATGGATGTTGCGAATCAGTGTCTTATGCTCACAGGTAGAATCCGGCATTGGGATAGTCACCTGACGAACCTCATCACCGCTAACAAAAGCAGTCTCGCATTTCCAGCATACGCCATGCTTATCAGTGTTAATCAGTACGTATTTCTGGTCACTCATTTGGCGTCTCCGATACTACTGGCTGTCGTGCCTTAAAGGCGGCAACTTCTCGTGCGATATAGCAGGCCATATGCATCAACAGAGGTTCGGTGCCAATCTTCCTTCCTTGCTCGTCTCGGTTATACGATGTGTGTAGTTTCTGCTCTGCAGTAATTTCCAGGGTGCAAATTGTGCATACCATTAGCCCACCATCTTCCAGAGCGTAATGCTCGTTGCCATGCCAAGCAGGCCGAAGAAGATGCCAAGCACCTTCCCCTGCTGCAAGCCAGCGACAATGTTGATACCGGCAAATGCACCGTTGTACATCGCCAGTGCGATAATCAAAGCGTCATTCACAGTCTTTCTCCTTCTCGTCTAGGTCGCCCCACTTACGGAGTTCTTTCAACCAGCGGTTGAACTGCTCCTTATCCAGGTCTTCCCAGTACGTGCTGTTGTAGTCCACGATGTCTACTATAGTTGCATCATCAACTATATCAGACTTTCGGGGTTTAGGGGCGTCAAATACCCAAGTATGTGTCTTGGCACCCTTTTGACCCTTTCGTGGTTCCTGGGGCTTCCTAGACCCCTTCCAGGTCATCCTACAAGTGATTCGTCGGTGCTTCATCGGCACAGCGCTCCTTCCATCAGGTGGATAAAGCCAATGCCAGCGCACCAGCCCCAGAATGCCCAGCCAGCGATGACTAGGACCTTAAACGTTGTTCCTGTAATCTTTGCCATTGTATTACTCCTGTCTGCTTCTCCGAACATCTGTTCGGTTTTCAAGATAAAATTTAGAGCCAATCACCGGTCGAGTCAACCGATTTCACATCTGCACGCTCGCCCTTTAGGGCTGCGTAGCCGTGAATCTGCCAGAGGTCCTTGATAGGCACCAGAACCATGCTGGTTCGGTTGCCATCGCCACCCTTGACGTGACGGTACTTCTCCCAGTTGTCGTAGATGAAGTTCTCCAAGTCCTGCACCGACCAAATGTAGGCGCCGCAGTAGACGGTCTGACCAGCAATCTCACGGCTGAGGATATGCACCCAGTGCGATGCCTCAGTGACGCGGATACCGGTGTCCGTGCTGTCATCACGGCCATACTCTATGGCGATGTTGCCAGTCTTCGTCCACTGGCTTGGCTTGCCGTAGTCTCGTTCGGTCTTCACCTCAACGGCATTGGCTCCAAGGGTGCTGCTTAGCCAGTTCTCACCCTTCTGACCAAACCGAAGGTCAATGTCCCATTTGCTCAGGTCGCTCATTCGTCTTCTCCTGCTTCTCCGACCAGAAGGTCGGCTTCAATGCTCACGACATGCAGTACACCGTCAATCTCAAACACCAACGGCACCATGTCCTCACTAATATCCACCACTGTCAAGTCTTCCGCAACACTTTGCGAATCTGCAACGTTGTCGCTCATCACTTGGCTCCCTTGACGATGTCCTGGAGGGAGATTGGTCGGAGACCAGAGCGCTCCCTACGAGCAAACACCTCTTCCTTGCGACGCTCTACGTCCAGCATTCGCTCCTTGAAGGTTCGCTTCTCATCGTCGTTGAGTGCTTGGTAGTACTGGCTCTGGTTAAGCCGTTCTTCCAAAGAGAGAGTAAGAGAGAGATTATTTGTCTTTGTCTCTGTCTTAGTCTCTGTCTTAGTCTCTTGGCGTGACGTCACCGTTACTTCTGGTGTTTTTACGCTCGACTCATTACGAGGTTCATACGAAGTCACAACGGTTTCGTTCCGATTCCGTTCCAACTCCGTTGCAACTTCGTCTGAAGTTCGTTGGAACTTCGTTGCCGGTTCGTTGAAATCCGGAGGCAAAATACCAGCAGCAATAGCCGCCTCATTCTCAGGTGAACCGATGACATACATGTCCCGATTGACCTTCTCCGCCTTGACCTTGTCACGGTGACGCTTCTGGCGCTCCTTGCCAGTTGGGTCAGTCTGGTACTTGTCCCAGTTTAGGACGAGGATTGCTCCGTCGTCGTCCTGGGCAAGCAGGCCAACCTTCAGCAGTGAGTCCACATGCCGCATGGCATTAGGGTCAACGCAGGTCGCCATGACCTTGCGGCTCTCAAAGCGACCACCGTTGTAGTAGCGCTTTGCAGCAATAAGAACTTCAATGTACGACCAGCGCGCTGCGTAGGTCAGTTCCAAAATCTTAGCGTCAACGGCCATATCCACTGACACTCGAATCCACGATGTTGCGCTCATGTTAGCCCTCTATTTCTCCAGCCTATCGCTGGCTATTGACCCAGCCGATGCTGGGCTTATTCTTGCAATAAGAACCGTCCGGATTCTTACCGCCACAACTCCAGAACCCGCTGTACTCCTTACCGGTCTTGGCAGAGATACCGCCTTCGCGGTACTTCCACTCGTATCGGTGAGTCGGGCAGGTTCCGCTGCCATCCTGCTGCTCCTTGGCGAACTTCATTGCCGCCACAGCAAAGGTGTCAGTGTCCGTAACGGTACCATAACCGTTACTCGACTGGTCAATCTTGGCATGCCCAGTTGTGGGCGTCAAGGGTTCACCAATCTGCATGGTGAGTTTCATGACCTGGCTTTCCAGGGTCTCAATGCGCTTTACCAGTAGTTCAAAGTCGTTTGCCATCTTAGTTCTCCTGCTTCTTAAACCTGAAGACTCGCGCCCCAGGCTCAGTTGTGGTGTGCTGCTGAATAAGCGCATCCGTAACGCCAAGCGCCATGGATACAGCCTTCCAGTCAACGGACACCCTGTCCTTGTTTTGCTTCCAGGTGGCGGACCACCCATTGCCACGGATTCCCTCGGCGTCGCCGATTGCCTGCTTCATCTCAATGGCGAGATTGCGCAGATGCTCGGTGCTGAGGTCTTCCTCATAGGTAGCATCGGCATAGGCCTGTGCCACCATCTCAATCTCCGGCGTCGCCTGCAGAATGTCTCCACGCTGCTGTGGCACAACCTTGGCGAAGACATCAGAATCTCGACCAAGGATTGCTGGCGGCGTATCCGTCTCTACCGCTTCCCAGAACTTCTGCGCGGCATTGAAAATCACTGCCTGCTCCATCTGGTTGGCATAGACGCGCTCAATGCGGAAGTTGAGGCTGCCCAGAAGGGCTGCGACATCTACCCATGGTGCGCCGGTCACCAGCATCTGGTATTGAACCTGTGCCTGAACGAAGTCAGGAACTGGGTCCAACTCCCATGCTCGTGAGGTTGAGGTCTTAATCTCAACAAGGCCTTCTTCGCCCTCAATGGTGCGGTCCAATGAGCAGAATGCCCATGGATGCTCTTTGAGTCGGCAGATGCCATTTGAGCGACGTGTCTTGGCGCTGGTGCGCTTCTCGTAGAAGGTCGCTACAGCGTCTTCAAGGATATGACCGCGCTCTGCGGCTTCTCCTGCTGGCTCTGGCTCGACCTTGCCGGTCTTCTCAGCCCACAGTTCATACGGGGTCTTGTACTTGGACATGCCAAGGATGACCGGAATGTCTGAGGCGCCGATGCCATGCTTGCGCAGTTCCAGCCACTCTGGGCTTCCCTGCTCGGCTTTGATGAACTCGTATTGCTTTGCCATCTGGTTCTCCTGTCTCTCTACAATGCGTAACGGTCGTTTGCCGTTACTGCAGATTGTATCATATCAACGCTATGACTACCGTCAAGGTTCCCAGAATCTGCACCTACTCTATATGCAGGAAAATGGGCCATTTCTGCAACTTTCTGCAGATTAAGTTTCCTTAATAGTAGTCAGAGCAGGAGGCAAAGTAGCCACAAGGGCAGACCAACTTGCATTTCCGGTCGTCCATTTCAGCCCCACAGTTGAGGCAAATTCTGACCATCAATTCAGGGTCTGATGTAATTATCCTCCTACTATATACCACCGGATTTGCACTTTTGTCATCGTCCGATTTCGTGCTCAATTGTGCAGGTTGCATAAGATTGGCCTCAGTTATAAGCACGTAACGTAACCGTTATTGTGCGTTATGCCGAAAAATAGTGGCCCTAAATGCCAAATTTCATAATAATTTGCTCCGCAGTGGACAGTCCGGGCAGTCCAAGGGGTGCCTCTCCGGGCTTCTCGCACATGACGAATGGGACCGTCCGAATCTCATACTTGGCGACCAAATCTGGGTGCTGCTCAATGTCGAGTTTGACAATCTTGATGCCTGGGCGGAATGCCTCTAGGCGCTTTAGTTCAGCGTCCTGAGCCTTGCATGGGATACACCATGTTGCGTAGAATTCTGTAATCGTTGGCATACCCATTGCTGTGGCCTTTCATTGCTATGGAGACAAAAAGGGCGGTCCGGGCCGCCACAGGAGGAAGACGACCCAGACCATGTTAATTGTCCTCTGGCGCTTTCTCGGCACGCACCATGAGCGTATTCACGCATAGTGGGCAGAGCAGCATTCCGATATCCTCAGGTTCCCAGTCCTCTTGTGGACACCCACAGACCGGGCAGTCGAGTGGCGACATGCGCCCTTCGGCTGCCGGAAAGTGAGCGACAATCTCTTGGGCCATAAGCCCTCCTGATTACTTATCCTCGTTTGCGCGAGCCTTCTTCGCCTTACCGACGCCAAACTTGCCGTCTTCAGGGTTGAGGGCGCGAACAATCACTTGGAGACAGGCAGCAAGGCCTGCCGAAACAACGGTTCGGAAGTCACCGCCGGAGATATCCAGCAGCGGAATGCCGAGACCGAGAGCGACGGCGATAGACGTAGCAACGAAGGCACGTGCGGCCTCCAGCACCATCTCGTCAATGCCGGTGTTGGCAATAAGCCAGAGAACGGACGTTTTAAACTTGTTCCACATACCCTTTTCTTTCTTTGATGCCTCAGCCGCTTGGCCAAGGGTGTTGATTGCGTCCTTACCGACCTTCTCCCAGTTGACGTCCTCAAAGGCAGAAAGGTCTACGGTGATGCCTGGTGTCTTGGTACCAGAATCATCTTTTCGCGTCTCTACGGGCTTCCTAGGTGCCTCTACGGGCGTTTTAGGAGCCTCTGGAGCAGGAGTGGTGGAGGCGGTGAGGGGTTGCACCTCACGTACCTCCGGAACCCTCACAGGAGTTTCCGGAGCGTCTACGCGCCCCCTTGTTGGGTAAGTAACGATAAGCAGGCACTTGTAGTCTGCAGCGACCTTCTTGGCAAGCACCTTGGAGTTGGCAATCTGGCGCAATTGCGCCTCTGTCACCGGAACTCCGTATTTCTCCGCAGCGACCTTTTCGTCTCGCGTTGGGCAAGCCCACTGCCATCCGTCAACATCGTCGTAGCCAGCGCTGGTCATGTGACCGTAGCCAGCCTTCAGATGCGCAGGGTCAGTCTTGGTCCACCACTTCTTCCAGCGGTCGTGCCAGGCACTAACCTTCACATCGGCAGGATAGCCAATTGGCTGCTGTACCCAGACCATAAGCGCAGCGCCCTGCTTTGCAGCAGTAACAGCGTCGTCCCATGACTTGGCATAGCGAGCCTTACCGCCGAGTTTAGCGATGACCTTGACTGCCTCAGCCAAAGAGCCACCAGCATCGCTGACGCCTTGCTTATCCTTACGGCCAGTAGCAGCCTCAAATGCAGCCACGCCTTCGGCTGCCGTATAGTCTACGGCGTAGCCAGAAGCCCATGAAACTGCGGCTGCACAAGATGACCAAGTGCAGTCGTCGAGAATCTGCTTAGAGCCTTTTAGTTGCGCCTCTGCGTCGGCGTAAAGTTGTGACTTGACCTTATATTTCATTCTTCCCTCCAGCGAAGTGGCCCAGTAATGAGCCAGACAATAATGAGACCACAGAAGATTGCGGTCATGGTTGATTGCGTCTCGCCTTCCGGCAATACGACAACAGCGAATAGAAGTCCGAGAACCGTCCACGCTCCGGAAACTAGGTCATTGATAATGCGTGAAATCATTTCTTGTTGGCTCCAGACTTAGGTGTCGCGGCAGCAACTGCGGCTGACGCTACTTGTGAGATGATGACTGCCACAGCAACGGGCTGGGCTGCCTTCTTTTCCTCAGGTGATAAATCCTTTCCAAGGTTCGCTACCCTTGAAACCGCACCACTAATCGCCTCACCAACTGCCGCTACGGCCTCACCAACAGCCTCTGCCACTGCCTCTGCAGCAGCACCTGGGTCAATAACGATTACTTCAGGTGTGTCAGTAGGTACAGGGCTGGGATTAGGAGTAGGGGAAGGTTCCAGCGAAGGACTTGGTTCCAGCGTCGGCTCGGGCGTCGGCTGGGGTGTGGGAGTCGGGTCAGGTGTTTGCGACGGAGGAGGTGGCGCTGTTGGCGTTGGCTCCGGAGTCGGGCTAGGACTTGGTGAAGGTGTTGGGGAAGGTTCAAGGCTTGGCTCCTCGCTTGGTGTTGGAGATGGCTCCAACGTTGGGCTTGGTTCAATACTTGGCTCCACGCTTGGCTCGACAGATGGTTCAACTGAAGGCTCAACCGATGGCGAAGGCTCAGGCTGCTCAATCGGCGTAGTCGTCAGCCATTCAGCCGGAACCACACCATAATTTGTTGGAGAGCCGTACCATAGAATTGCACAGGCTCCACCGCCCCACTCGTACATCCATGCGTCGAGAGGATAAGAGACACCGGCTTCGAGTTGGATGAACCCTTCGTTTGGTCCACTCCACCAACCGCCACATCCCTTCATGACCCAGTTGTCATTGATGAGTTGGCCGTTGATAGTCATGTGCCATCCGTCGTCTACGAGTGCAAGAAACTCATAGGCTGCAGTTTCTGGCACAGTGATGAACCCAGAATAATGAACTAGGAAGAAGTCTGCGTCGCATGACTCTACGGCCGGACCGCCACCCCAATCAGCATTGATGTCGCTCACGATGCCGGAAAAGCATGGCTCTTCGGTTGGAGCATCAACCCATGGCTGATAGTTTGGGTCTGAGAATCCGTTGTAGACGGTCATCTGCAGTCCAGGCTCGGATGCAGACACTGGCTTGACGATAACGGCACATGCCGTCACCGCCATAATAAGCCAGATAAGCGAAGCAGAGATAATGAGGTTGCGGTTAAGGCGCATAGCGCTCCATTCCGTCCCCTTATTTACTACCTTGGCCGGTGAGCCACATGAGGATTGCTCCGACACCACCGACCGATAAGAACCCCAAGATGAACTTACCTAGCCGGTACGCGCCCCTCGTCTCGGCTAGTTCAGTCTTAACATCAGCAAGGTCCTGCTCGATACGGTCGAGTCGCTTGATAATTTCGTCAGATTGATTACGTGTCATGCTCCGCACCTCGTCATTTGCACAACACAATCGTAATAATTGGCCGGACTAAATGTCATTGTGGCTCCACTATTCTGATAAATTTGAACACGAACACCGGTCCACTGGTCCGTAATATCATGGCCAGCATTTAGGTAAACAATACCTGTACAATTGATTGTATCTTCAATTGCTGAACCGCCACTGCTATTAATTGGCTTAGTGGTTGCCTGTGCAAATGTATAACTCAATCCACCGGCAAGATTAACCTTTTGCAAACGAACTCCTCGCCAGCCGTCAGCATCTGCTGGGAATGTAACTGATACAGAAACTACCCACCAGCCCATTCCATTAATATCTGAACCGCCGAGAGGATAGATAGCATCATCCGTCGCATCAACAAATGTCCACTCACCGAGTGAATTATCCCAATAGTCCGTATTAAGCGGCATTGTTGTCCAGACATTGTTCGCAACAGTAAAGGTTGTTGAATACTTTCCATATCCACCCCAGTCCGATGTTGGACCCTGGTTGCGAATTCCACCTTCATCAACAGCAATCCCGCCGTTCATAAAATACATACTGCTATATGGAATGTACATTTCTCCAACGATTACGATGTCGTAATCAAAGCCGAGCCAGTAATCGGTTCCGATTGAGATGAATGCCATCTCATTAAAGAGTCCAGTACCGCCATTTCCTGAGTATAGAACCACAGGCCCAATAATTCCTGCCCCGCCAGCATCTGGAAGAATTCCGGCTGTGGTTGGGAAATCGCCATTTGTAAACCCTTGCGCTCCGGCAATCCATAGCGCTCCGTCCTGCTGCCAGATATGCGATGGTCCGTAGGTGGCAGGAGCCTCCTTATCAGAAAGAATGATGTCAGTCTGAGTAAACGGTAGGCGAACCTCAGCAATGTCAACACGAACATCTGCAGTTGGGCCGGTTGACGGGACCTGGAAATCCAAAAGAACTCGTAGATACGCTGCATCCGCAGGCGCTACAGAGCGAAGCCAGTTTGCCGAAGACGAAGAGACTTGGTCTGGCTGCACGTAGAGCAGCGTCGAGATAGTTGCGACAGAGCCAGCGGAACCAGTGGCCCCGGCGGCATAAAGTTGCGCACCAGTTACTGTACGGCTATATGCAGTACCAACAGTGGTTGACTTGTCTTCCTTGTAGAACTGGCAATAAATCTGCACCTCTACAGTGCTGGTGTTCGTAGCAAAGAGTGCGGTGAACTCTGGGTTATAGGCAGAAGGCCTATTGGAGCCACCAAGGATTGGAATCCAGCGCTCCAGGCGAGCATAGTCTGGGCTTGCCGCTGCGTTCTTATAGATTGCACGCAGTACATAGCCGGATGACGTTGTGTACCCGCTAACGCTATCTGCGACCAACTGCAACGTAACATTGCCGCCAGAGGCGTCAGAGAAGTCCCAATATGGCAATGTGTTGCTGATTGAGTCGAGAGCCTCAGAAGGGTCTGTCGGCGGAAGACCAAAGTCTCCATTGGCAATACCGTTCTGAATCTCCCTGATTGCGGCAGGCCCAAACATTGTGGACTTGCCGCCCTCAGAGTTGGTATCAAGAAGCGGAGCACCGTCGGCAGACGTAAGTCCGCCGGTAATCGTATTTACCTGTGTTGCATCACTACCAAATTTCTCAAATGACATTAGTAGTTACCCTCAACTTTCAGTTGTCGTCCAAGCGAGTTCGGTCGTCGTCGCTGGCATTCAATGTCAAACTTCCTAATGTAGGAATTTCGCTCGAATGACCAGGAGACAGAAACAATCTGGAACGATTGATATGTGCTTGTCGTGGCGATGCCAAGATGTGGCGCACGAACGTTGACCGTCTCTCCTGGATTCCAACCCTGCTGGAATGCGTAAGGAGATGAAGCCCCGTTATTGCCAAAGCAATAGCCCCAGCAGTTATAGTCAGCATCATTGCCAGAGCCACCACGAATGGTGAACTGAAGCCGTGGCAGAGGCGCACGCCTGGCAGTTGCATCAGCATTGCCGAAGTAGCGCAACTCTACTGCATCAATCTTTGCTCCGGTAGCCGTGGCAGTCTTCGCTCGAAGTGTTGAAGCCTGAACAACCTGGCCAAAGAGTGGGCCGTAGCGAGTGGTAAGCCCAGGACCTTCTGTGCCTGACAAGTTATACGTTCGCACAAATGGCTCGGTCGTATTGGTGTCCATGTTCGCAACATCTTCTGCAGAGATAACACGAATCTTCTTGACGATATTCGCATGGTCAAACTCATACTCCAAGTTCCTTGGAATAATAACGCTTGCGTTGGCATTTGTTCCAGCGCTTGTCATCGCATTGATGTTCACGTCTGAAGGGATTGTCGAGATATTAAACGGAGCAGAAACTGTTGGGAAATAGTCAGGACTCCTGACGACAATACCACCAGTTGCTGCATCCACGTCAAAGTACGCAACAATACTCAGGTCACCAGAGAACGCATCAAGCGCATCTGTGAGTGCCTGCTTCAGGCTGCTAGGCTTGTATTCTGTCTTGTCCAAATATGGGTCTTGACCAGTGTTGTTGACAATAGCCTTGTTCAGGTCAACAATCTCACTCAGATACGAGTCCGGGTTCTTTTCCAGCGCCTTCTGGCGAATGGATGATAGGTGATTAGAGAACTTTGTTCCTGATGTTGCAGTGCCGCTGGTATCAGTGATGGTACCAGGATTGCTTGCTGCCACCTTAAAGGTCGTTGTCGTTACCGCAGTGATTGTCTGCTGCACAACATTGTATCCAGACGGAGCAAGGCCGGTCACCGTTACGCTATCGCCAACAGTAAATTGATGGGCGGCTGATGTTGTATAGGTAATCAGGCTTGATGCCCAAGTCCCGTTGGTGACTGTTGCAGTCTTCTTACGGCCATAGAAATATGGTCCGGTAGCCTGCTTGGTATTGGTTCCGCTCTTGCCCTTGAAGAAGACGATATTATCTAGCGCCTTGACCGCAGGGAGAACGGCAACAGTGACTGATGTGCCAAGTCCATTATCCAATGAGTCAATAGAGATATTAGAGACGAATCCACGGAATTGTGGCGTAAACTTGTAGATGTATCCCTCGACCTTCCTGGCAATCCCTGTAGCGCCAGGATTGTAGCCGGGAACAGTTACCTCAATGTAACTTCCGCCAGCGCCTTCTGAGTCATAGACTGCAGAGACTTTTCCAATAACGCTACATCGAGCAGCAAGAGCAGGGTTATATGTCGGTCCAGACGTAACATATTCCGTTAGCCGAACCATGACCCAGTCGTTAGTTGTAAACGACCCTGCGCTGGAAAAGTAATAGCGAATAACAGAGCGCTGACCAGTACTTACCTGAGTAATATTATTCAAGCCAGACAAG